CGAGTATAGATTTAAGCCTTTAAATGCCCGATAAAGATGGTCCGTGGCTATGATTAAGGCGTTTAAGTATCCGCGCTCGGGGTTATGTAGTCGATCAGCATCTACTAAGCTTGACGAAAAAATTGCCCCTACCTCATCTCTTATAGAAGGAAAGGCGTTGGAGGTGTTAGGGAACAGTTTAAGGAATTTTATGCTCAACCCATAGTCCATAGCACGAACATATACTTCTTTAGAGTATGTCAACGTATCCAAGGTCATAACAAACTCTTCTTCTTTTGCAATCTGATATACCTTCTCACACTCTTCATTTATGCGGCGCCTGATTATTCCTGCCCAGTGGAGTGTAGAGTCTTCTTTATTTAACCCGGTCACATAAGGTGCAACAATGATAAGGACTTGATTATCTCCTTGGCCTGTCAGTTGATAATCGATAGGCAGTCCGTTCACTGCATTAGCCAGCATTCCATAAGTAATCCATGACCATAGTTTTTGTGCCTGACCTTCAAATCCTGCCCAATGATTGTACCAAAGACAATCACTCTCTGGTGGTGATGGGTTCATAACTTGATCTGGAGGTATTTCTCTAGTCCTGTTACAAATAAGACATTCAGCAAAGAACTCATGGACATATGTAAAAAGTCCCTTTGTTCCATGGAGTGCATCTGCGACCTTTCCAACGGGATGTACCGTGTCAGGCTTCCAATGTAGATTCCATTTGGATAAGTCTACCTCAACAATAAACTTAATATTGGTTGTAGAGATTATGGGAAGAGTTTGTTTTAAGAATCTATGTTGGATGGTAGTACGATCGTCAATCATAGTCTGAGGTCTTAAGTATTTATATATGTGATTGGCAAGATTAGCTTCTAGAGATGCAAGAACCAATCTCATTTCAAAACATGCCATAGCATACATTCTTGGATCTTCTTTGAGTTCCCTCTCTTTAGCATGAACCATAATGATTTTCCATTCCAGAGGGATGTCCCTTTTAGCCACTTTCTTT